AGAAGTTTTTCACTCTATGAGTGAAGACAGAACTGACTGTGAGGCTTGTGGAGAGCAGAATACACTAAACAAAATACCAGAGGTGCCGATTTATCTAAAATCCAACACTGCTGGTAAGGTTGTTAAGCAACACATTGAAGACGCCAAACAACAAGTTCGTGAAGACAAAGAGCAAATGAAAAAGGATTACACAGGTTGAGTTTACTTATTTTCTTTTTAATAGTTTCCGTCGCTTTAAACGGACTTTTGCTTTGGTACATTAGAAAAATGCTATCTAAACTGCTTTATGTTTCAGATAGTATCGGATCTTTATTGGTAACGGCAAAGAACTTTTCTGATCACTTGGACGGGTTACACGCTATGGAAATGTATTATGGAGATGAAACTCTTGGTGCTTTGATTAAACACTCAAAGCAAGTTGTAGAAGACATAAAAGAGTTTGAAGAAATCTATGAACTAACCAATGAAGGGCTGTTAGAAGATGAAGAACAAGAATAATGGCGAAACCAAAAAAGAAAAATCTATACTTTACCCAAGAGCACGAAGACGCAATCGTCAACTATGCTAATACTACTGATATCAAAATAAGAACTGAACTTTATGTAGAGTTTATTGAGCCAGCATTCAATGAAATGGTCGATAAGATTATCTATACTTACAAGTTCACAAACCTTCCCAACATCGATGTCCTAAAAGACGAATGTAAAATCTGGCTTACAACAATCTTGGACAAGTATGATCCAGACAAAGGATCCAAAGCCTTTTCTTATTTCTCAGTCATTACCAAAAACTGGTTTATTCACAAGGTAAAGAAAACAACCTTGGAGAATAAAAGAGAAGTTCAACTAGATCAAATCCCAAAGAACATTGAGATTAGACAGTTCACTGTTGTAAACGAATATGAATCAAAAAGATTAGAAAAAGAATTCTGGATGAACTTTTGGGAAGAAGTTAACTCTTGGGAAACATCCAGTATGAAGCCCAACGAAGAGAAAGTCTATGAAGCAATCAGACTAATATTTTCCAACCCAGACCGTATAGACATCTACAACAAAAAAGCAATCTACTTTTATATCAGAGAAATCACAGGTCTCAATACAAAACAAGTCGTTAACAACTTAAATAAAATGAGAGTAAAATACAAAGTATTCAAAAGAAGATGGGATCGTGGCGATTTATAATACTTTTTTTAACTCTAACTATTTATTTTTGCTATGAAAGACTTGGAAACATATATTGACGAAGCAATCAAAAACATAAGAAGCGACAGGGCTATTACCACAACTCTGCTAATGGAGTTGATGGAATATATGAAAAAAGACGACGAACGCAAAGAAAAAGTCGGTGTTGTCGCTGCTAAATATGTAGAAACTTTACAGAGATCAAACGAACAACTTGTCAAAGTCAGTGCTCTTATTCAAAAGAAAACTGAAGGACAAGATGGTTTATCTGAAGAGGATAAAAGCGAAATCTTTGATTTAATCAAAGACGCTGGTAATGGGTAATGGATGTAAAAGATATACTAAACATAGGGTTCGGTTTATTAAATCCTATTAGAGACACATTAGTAGGTAAGAACTTTGACCCTTCAAATGTTAGGGCTTTGGATGCTGTTATTAAGAGCACAGAGAATTCTTATGCCGAAAATGCGAGTTTAGGATCAGGTCCATATATTGGTATTTGTTTAAGAAATGATGGATATTTAAATGAAAGAACAGTTGATCCAACTAACTGGGCTACAGTCTCAAATGAGGTGATAAGAAAAAATAATCAATCTGAAGCCCCAAAACTTTTACAAATCAGAGTAAGAATACCTGAACTTCATAGTTCTCTTCCTATTCCTCAAACTCTTCCAAAGTTCACAGAAGAAAGTCCAGATCACGGAATAGTGAATATGTATCCTATTTTCTTAGCAAAAGATCTGGCTATATCTTCAGATGTTCCACAAGAAGGAGATATGGTTTGGGTTGACTTTCAAAATAGTAATACTCTTGAAGGTCCAATATATTTAGGAAGAGTAACAAATGATACGTTAATAAATGGAAATAATACAACATCTGGTAGAAATTCTTTTGCTATCACTTGCACTCAAGTTCCAGCAGTATTACCTCCACAAAGTCAGCCTATCAATGCGGCTGCTGGACCACCTCTCCCATCTTTCGCCGCCAACAGTGCTTATGCAGCACAGCCTAAAACACCGCCACAACAAAATACTGTAACTGTTTGTGGACCTGCTGGGTCTATTCTTGATGCAAACGCTGGGTTTGGTGGCAACCCAAAAGATTGGGCTGCAACTGGAAAAGCAGATTATGCCAAGGCAGATATTCGTTTTCTTGGATTTCTTACTGGAGTTGGAAACACCGGAAATAGGAAACTTGAAATAGATTTTATGGTTATTCACGACGGTGGTCAAATGGCGGGTTTCACGGCAGAAAGAACTTTGAAGTTCTGGAGTAAAAAAACTGCATCATCACATTATTACATAGATTTAGATGGGACTGTTTTTCAACTTGAAGAAGAAGCAAAAGTAACATATCACGGAGGAGGCGGTCCTATACCAAACGCCAATGGTAGATCTATAGGGATTGATTTACAAAGGTGTAGACCTCCGGGGGATAAACATAAATTTAAAGATAAAAATGGAAAAGAGTATAATTGTGGTGAAAGAGGATATAGGGCACCATATTCAAAAGAGCAGATGGCATCTTTGAAAGATTTGCTAAATGACATATCCAAAAGAAGGGGCATTCCTTATGATGAAAATCACATTGTTGCTCACGGATCTTTATATCAAGGAAATCACGCAGATCCAGTTGTGGGATTTGAATGGTCCGAAATAGGATTGACAAATAAATATGGTCCAAGTCCAAAAGGTAAGTTTACACAAATACCAAACCCATCCTCTGTATCAAATAAAATTGCGTAGGAGTTTAAATGGCTGGAAATAGTAAGAAAAAAAGCGATATTTCAAATATTCCTCAGAGAGTAAGACAACAACTTGACTCTCTAACCCCAGAGGAAAGAGCGAAATATGAAGGCTTTGGCGGAACAAAAAAAGTAGAATCAATTCCAGAGTTTATTCAATCTGATTGCGAAACTGTATTTAAGGGAGAAAATAATAGTTGGATTGTTTTGGGCAGAGATAGACCTGCTGGTGTGTTTTCTGGACACGGTGGGTCTGGAGCAAGCCACGCTGCTTCTATAGATTTGTGTGTTGGTCGTGGTGGTGCTAAAACAGATAGAGTAGATAAAAATGATGCTCCATTATACATAAACAATGATTTTAAAAGTGATGCAGCCAGAATATATATAAGTCAAAAAACAGATATTGATAGAAACTTTGGTATTGTCCCCGGTATTCACGGCAACCCGCCTCATAGATCTGGTATAGGAATCAAAGCAGATAATGTTAGGGTTGTAGCAAGAGAAAGCATCAAACTTATAACAAAAACAGATGATACAAACTCAAGAGATGGAAAGGTAAATGCCACTCTTGGTATCCAACTGATTGCTGGAAATGATGATTCTGATATGCAGCCTCTTGTAAAGGGAGATAATCTATTGGAAGTGTTAAATATCATTATTGATGATATTCAGAGACTGACACAAATAATGCATTCTATGACGATGACACAGATTGCTTTTGATGTTGTGCTTCAAGCACATACTCATCCTGTATCTGTAGCGGGAATCCCAACTCCATTGATAACCTATCCTTCCCCGGAGGTTGCTATTGCAGGAGGAATAAAGAATATAAAAACAATCGTTATTGATGCTCCATCGCAAATTATTGAAACTATTAATGGAGTTATGACTAATATTTCATATTTAAAGAAATGGGGTTCAAGATCAATATTGAGCGATCACAACTACACTAATTAGAGCATATTCAAATGAGCCAAGATTTATATTTTAAAGTCCCAGTTAATAATAATATTAAGTTGAAATCAAGTGTTTCAATGAGATTGCCCTTAATGGATAATGAGGCATATGGGCATATTTTTGTGAAATCAAAAACTGGTGAAGGAAATGTTAAATACCAAGTATCATTGGAAAGTTTATTAAAAATGAATGCGGCACAGGCTGCCGAACTTGTTAGTAGAGCATTTATTCCAAAAGCAATCAGATATGCTCTTGGATATCACTATTTTGGATACCCGCTTGTCAACACAAGCACTGATTCAGAAGGCAATTTATATTTCCCACGTTTTGGTAAAACTGAAAATTTTAATGGCATTGATGCTGCGACGGGACAAAACCTTGGAACTCCTATAGAAATAGCAACAAAACTTGGACTTAATAATCCTGATTATTATAGAGCAAATTTATATGAATATTTAAGGGGCACATTCGGAGAGAGTTCTGGTCAGACAGGCACTTTTACCAATTGGTTTAACGCCAAAGTAGATCCAATATCTCAAACAGTTAATGGTGGAAATGTTATTGGGGAAAAGGATGTTAAGGTTGGGACACAAAATGTTTTCTATGATGATATCCACCAGCCATTAACGAAAACACACGCAAAAATGTGGAACCCCGGTTCAAAAACTGCGATGTATCTCGGTGGATCTACTCCTCCATATAATAAAGGCTTTGACGGAGTAAAATCAGACAAAGTTTTTAGTAACTTTTTGTCTACTAATATCGGTCAAAATGGAGCACTTCGTTATTTGGTTGGTCCAAAGGCAAACAGCAAATGGTATTACGATCAAGGTCCAGCAACTACACAAGAACAAAAAGATTTTAAAACATCAAATCTTATTACATCTTTCAATCTTCTTCCCGCTGGAAGCACAAGCGATTTAGCAGCAGCACTCGCATATGGTCTTGCACCAAATACCGCTGTTGATGCTTCATTGCCAAAAATATGGAGTTATATTATCAACGTTGCGCCTAAGATTACTGCGACAGAGGCAAGAGGAATATATACACAATCAGTTCAGGCTAAAGACGGACAGGGATTTGAGCCAGATCCTTTAAAGTTTATTATTAGTGCGGTTGATAATACTTCTCTCGGCAAACAAGATCCCACAAAACAAGGTTCGCCAATAGTTAAGCCGGAAGATTTAAAAACACTTGGATTTACAAATGTTTTAGGAGGATATTATCCAAAAACGGAAGTTCAAGATGTAGACGAATCAAACCTTACAGCATATGCTGGTGCAGATTTGATATTCTTACCGAAGAATATTAAAGCATATAGAGTAATGAAATCTCTTGCAAAATTAGGTATGGCTTTTGAAGGATACTCAGATCCATCTGATGGTGATGGCGGAAATGCAACGACTTCTCAATGGCTTAACCAATATGATCCAAAAAGATCTGGATTCTTGGTCAAAGAACTGGAAGAAAAAGGCTTTGAAGGAACTATAAACTTAGAAGATCTTCAACAGTATTTTGATGATACTGGTTCAAAGTATTACATTGAAAAACATTATGTAAATGGTAAAAAGTGGGAAGAGTATCTAAAAAATTGGGATGCCGGAGGAATATACGAAATAACCGATCCCTTGACATATATGAAGTCGTTCTCAGACTGGTTTTGTGCTGGATTTTATAAAAAAATACCAAAAGGTGCAAAAACAACAAGCAATTTTACCAAACTTGCCAATACTTCAAGAACAACAGATTTTAAGTTTCCAGTATGGTCTTATAGTAAAGAAAAACTTGCCGCCATTGGATATGAAAGAATCATAGATTCAGATTCTCAATCAAGTTTAAATCAATTTAAAACAGAAATTCAAAATAATCCAGAAGTTTTATTACAGGAAAATACGGCAACACCAGACTGGGTTAACAGTATCCAAATATATCCTTCTATTACAGAAGAATATATTGGGTATGGAATTGCTTTAGCAGATCAAAATAATCTATATTCTACCAATAATACATTAGCAAAAGCGGGATGGCTTCAGGCGCAAGAAGAGTTATACTCTTTTAAGAGTAATGAAGCCTATAGAGATGTTGCCTTATCTCACGTTGCAACTTGGAAAGGATATAAGACGGGACAAAATTGGAATGGATCAGCGGGTTTACCTTGGATTGGTATAGATATTGATGATAATGGTGTTCCATATGCTGAACTTCGTTATGTTCTTGAGTTAGAAATAGATGAAGCAAAACTAATCACAGATATGGTGAGGAGAAATGTTTTTACTCCAAACGGAGAAGCCTCACAATATGAGGCTGCTGGTTTTGATATAGACCAGTTAGTTTTGGCTTCCAAGGGAAATGTATATAACGAGAGTTTAAAAGTTGCATATGCAGAAGCAGTGGTAAAGGACACAGGTCCAAGCATAGATTTTTCAGAGTTTCCATTTTTGGTAACTGGAGAAAGCGAGGTAGGTCAAGTCCTTCCAAATGAAATATATTTAGAAGCACAAAAGGTAGTTGACGCAAGACAAGATCCTAAATCTGTTTCAAGTATAGTATTCTCAAAAGAAGGATTAAAAACGGTTGCTTTCAAAGAAGCACCGGGACCAAGAGCAAAAAATATTGGCTATTTAGACAACTTAACTCTTGTAAGAGTGATTCAAGAGTCTGTCAATGGAAAAGGGCAATACAATAAAGTAGAAGTTGTAGACCTCAGATCACAACGAGAAGGTCAAATAGGGTATATTGAGCCAAAAGATTTAGTAACTTTAAATCCTCCAACAACACCAGTTGTAGATTCAGAAGGTAAAACAGTAATATTAACCATTGATTATCCAAAGTTTTTCAACGATCAATTCAAGCAGGAAGGATATACTTTAGGAGAAACAGAAATATTACCAATGTCTGAAATGGCAAGGGCACTGGTTCCAACTTGGTGGAAAAATAGGGAGCCTTATTACCACAGAGAAGAAGGCAATTACTATATCACTGTTGTATTGCCTTATCAGTGTATTACAGATAAAGCAGATTTAGATAGTAAAAAGAAAGAAGCAGTAAAGAAAGGTATTGTAAAGTTACTGGACTATTACAATAAACAATATCAGCCATCAGATATTGATAAGTTAGCAGAAACTTACTTAGCAACAGAATATGTTGATTACAATATAGATTTGCGTCCCGGCTCATATGTTAAGATGTTGGTTAAAGTTGGGGGAATTTATCTTAATGGGTTCCCGACTGAGCAAGATAATCTACAAGAGTTAAAGCAGCAAACCGATAAAGTTATTTCTTTGGATGCGAGTTTTTATCAAAAGCATTTAGAGCAAGCAGTATTTGGCTTAAATAAACTTTATATTGAGTTGTTTGCTTCAAACTTTGCCCTTAAAGGGTTTAACATAATCAAAGAAGCGCAACGTTTAGAAAGCATAGACATTTATATTAAAAAACTAATATTATTAAATGGATATGACCTCAAAAAGCCGGGGAACCACGTTATTGATGTTGGGTTTACGGACGAATATAAAGTCGTATATATCTCGTACAAAGAAGAGGGTTCTGAAGAAAAGTTATTATCAATAGGATTTAAAACAATAAGCAACTTAAGTCCGTTTATTGATAAAAATACTATGGCTTTATTCTATTATCATCGCCAACTCCGTAACCCCACCCTTACTTGGCAAAAGTTGGTAAATGAATATTTGCCAGAACCAAAACCACAAATCGTTCAAAAATCTTTTGGTGATGGAGGATTTGACCATCCATCCAATCGCTGTGCTCCTCCGAGTTTTGTAGGACCAGATTTTTCATCTATTATAGAAGGGCTTGCTTCTCGTTTGGATCAGCAGTTAGATATTGATCCACGATTTGATCTTGGAGCATTTGAGTTTAGTTTAAGATCATTCTTGCCGCCTTGCCCCAAGCCTCCTTCTGGGAGAGGAGATGCTTTATTTAAAACAGTAGTTGATTTAAATGGGGAACAAAATGTATATGAAAATCTTGATATTCTTTTCAATCTTACACAAGAGAGAGATAGGATACAAGAATATGTGGGAGACTTTTTAACTTCAGCAACAGCATTAAGGGATATTAGAAATAAAGTTGTAAATTTAGATGATTTACACAAATATGTTACATCTATGATAGATGTTCCAACTTTATACAATACGCTTTGTAGATGTTTCATAGATATTGCTGGAATTGAAGATATTACTCTTCCGAACTTTGAAATGAAAGCATCTGGAGGATCTGTCGGGGCATCCCCTTCCGCAGCCCTTCAGGGAAAATCAAAAGACGAAATATTACAAATGAAAGGTCCAAGTGCTGATATTAGCACTGAGCCACTCACTGTAGACGCAGCAGACTTATATTGTTCTTTCTGTTTAGAAGTTCCAGATCTTTTTATTAGATTGCCAACCACTAACATATTACAGTTTATGATTGATGCGTTGATGAAACTTCTTGAGTTTATTCTCTCGCAACTATTGTTGGAACTCATTGCCGCATTATTGGAGGCATTACTTACTTGTCCTGATATTCAATGTCCTCCGGGACAAGGAAATCTAAAAGATTATGGAGGTCAAGATCTCAACAATATTCTTGATAAAACAGGAGTAGGACCAAATGAGAAAAGTCAGTTCTTTGATGCTTGTGGAGTAACTGGTATTTCAGAGCAAGATATACAATCTTTCTTAAGTAATGTTTCAAATAGTCTGACTTCTGGTGAGGTTTTAGATCTTTTTGATGGATCTGCTGATATTGAAGTATACCAAAACATTCAAAAAATATTAGCAGAATATCCTACTTTGCAAGAGCAAATGCCATCAAAATCAAAGATAGAAGACTTCTTTACTTGTATGGGCTTGCAAATGCCTATAGAGATTATTGACGAGATTGAAAAAGACATCGCAACAAAATTTAAAGATCCAGAAATATGCAGAGACATATTAGAAGATACGAAAGGTATTTTAGAAGAAAAATGCGGTATTGTAAGCGATGCTGACAAAATTGCTGCTCGTGCTGAAGGAACAGATGTAGAAAAATATAAAACATTAGCAGACATCATTAGAAGGCACAATGACCTTTCTACCCAATTGCCAGCATTGTTCTCAGATGGAAAAGGTAGTTCTGGGTTGATGTCACAGATCAACACCCCAACAATGGAATATGCTGTTGAAAAAGCAGCAACATCTCTTGTTCTTCCGATTGAAGTAGCCCTTACGCAAGAAAGTAGAGCGTATACAAGGGGTAGTTCAACAAAAGGTTTAATCATTGAAGATCCAAACCTTAAGCAAATAACAGCATTTCCGCAGTTTGTTGCTGCTGCATTGGCTCCATATTTGCCAAACTTAAAAAATAGAATAGTAAATGATGTAGATACAAATGCTATTGGTGGTATAAGTGAGTCTATTATTTCCGTTAAAAGCGAAAATGGTTTTATAATGCAAGTCAACGCAGATAACTTGACTACTTTATCTCTTAAACCACCAGTTAAGAAAAACGGGAAACTTACTTATACAGACAACTTTAATATCTTTGTAAAAGATAACAGACTTGGGGACTTTAATATTAGCCCAACAACTGTTGGAGGTATATCCGAAGAACAAGAAAAACTGCTAGATAAATACCCTTTATTTGATGATCAGAACTATTCAGAGCAATCTCAATATTTTTCAAGTCTTCTTTTAAATCACTTTGGTCTTGGTCAAGAAACTAATCTTGGAGGACAAACACAAGTAATCATAAAAGATGATACAGCAACAGAGCAAATGAAAAAACTCGCAGCAAAAAATATATTCTTTTCAATATACGAAAGTATGTTTAGAGAAATAGGGTCAGCAATATCTGAAGGAGAACTATTAAAATTCTTTGATGTTGGCATTTTTGATCAAATAAACGAATCATCATATGCTTCAGCCGCTGACAGGATTCCTTTGGCTGGTGGCTTAACAGCCCTATTCTCTTTGCTAGGAGAGTTAAAAGTATACAGATCAGAAATAGAAAATATTGACTTTACACCAACAGATTCATCAACATCATCAGATACGCTTGGTATGATTAACTTTCCTCTTGTAAAGGAAATAATAAAGAAAAACTATGACTTTTCACAATATTACGATCCAAACAGCGAAGAACTGGGTATGCCTCATCACGCTATGTTGGAAGGATTAATTACAGCAACAGTTCAAATGTTTGTCGCAGACTTCTTTGTAAAATCAATATTTGTCATTTCAAAGATTCCTATTGATTTCTTTATGGACGACTATTCTTTGATTGATGTTATTGTAAAAGAAATGGAACTGTTTATGAGTCAGAAAGTATCGTCATCTCAAGCCAGTTTCTTTAAAGAAGCAGTTCTCAGAGTTATATCAAACAAGTCCGAGTGGGAGTTTAACAGTCCTGAAAATACAAAATATAACTCTCCCGGAAAAATATATGATGCTTCTCTCGCTAAAGAGGTTAATATTAACAACTGGAAAGATGCTACAAAATATTTTATCAGACAATATTATAAGTCTGCCGTTATTTTCGTAAAAGATAGACTTAATAAAACAGAACTAAAAGACAATGGTGTAGTAATATCTGGAAAGAAGAGAATAGAACAGATCAATCCACTTACGCTGTTGTCATATCCAAATATTTTGGAGATTTACGACTCTGTTTCTAATAAAGACATTGGCATAAGTTCAATATGCTCGGCAGAAAGAATAAATGAGTTTAAAGACGGTAAGTTCTTTTATCAATATTATTATGAATTGGTTGATTGGGATGAAGGAGAGCCGCTTTATAATCAAAAACTCATAAAAGCAAGAAAGTTAAACGGATATAACGGTAAACTTAGTGCCGAGAAAATGAGAGAGTTTTTAAAAAATATGTATCTCGGCTTAACTTATCAAGATCTTGGAATTTATGGATTTGAAATAACAGCGGATTATGGATTTACTTCTGGTTATATAGATAAACTAAAATCAGAAACTAATGCGGATAAGTCTGTCAATGTTCCTCTTAAGAGTTTATTTAAAGATATTAGAATAGGCGTAAGGCATTGTTATGGATATGCTTACACTGGTGATAGCATTGTTGGTGATAATGGAAATATATATATAATGGAACCAAACCAGACATTAAAAGAAATACAAAGCGTTATGTTCACCTTGTTTTACGGAAACGCAGCAAATAGTAGTTTGAATAATGGTTTCTTTGATGGGGCAACAAAAAAAGATATATCAAGTTTAGAAACAACAATACAAGATACAATAAAGCGAGAAAAAAGCATAAGACTAATAGAAAATGAAGTAGCAGCAACGGATGGAAAAGATGAAGAAAGAATTTCTTATATTTTCCCCTTAATAGAAAGATCTACTTCTATAGCCAACTGGGATGAAGGATATTTACCTCAAGATAAAGGGGGATTGGTCACTTTTGATAAAGGATTGTATGAAATAGTCCACGGTATTAATAATGAAGATTTCTCATATACAAATGGAACCGTCCAAGGAAAGATCGGAGATCTTTTCTTTGAAGAAAGAATACAGACAATAACTTTTAATCTTCTAAAAGATATGATTAACTCTGATGATTTTCAGTTGATCTACAAATATTGTTTCTCAGTTCCAAAAATATTATACACAATGTCTATTTATAGTATCTTGGCTGTCTCTTCCCCAAGGGTAAATAATGCTTTTGATAGAACTAAAAAAACAATATTTGATCAAATCAAAATGGTCGGAGATGTAAAAGGCAACGAAGCATACAAGCAAGAGCCTGATTCTATTAAACAGCAGGGTGGACCATCTGGGATAGCCAAAACAAGTATTAAAGGAGCACCATAAAAATGGCGAAATATTCTCCATTATTACCATTGACGCTTGATCCTATTGATGGTTATAAGATGCTTGACACCATTAGAGATGTCGTTAAGCAGAACTTTAAAATGTTAATCCTTACAAATCCGGGAGAAAGGATGATGATTCCAGATTTCGGTGTAGGTATGTATACATTTTTGTTTGAGCAAGATAATCCAGTTTTATATCAGAACATAGAGCAAAGAATATATTCTCAAACAGCAAAATACCTTCCATTTATTACAGTTCAGGACATTCAGTTTGAAAGTTTTGACACAAATTCAGAGTTTTTTGAAGACAGAAGATTGAAAGTGACAGTTACTTATTTCATAAAACCCCTCAACGCTTCCGATGTGTTGTCTGTATCTGTTTCAAGTGGATATTAATTGTTTACACATTGTAGGTAAACATTTGTTTTTTTGACTATTTACAAGTTAAGGAGAACAATAACGTGCCTTTTGATAAGAAAAAGACAGTCCCAATCAACTATACCAGTAGAGAGTTCGCCACAATCAAGCGTGATCTCGTTTCTTACGCAAAAAGATATTACCCAGACAACTTCCAAGATTTTAGTGAAGCGTCTTTTGGATCTCTTATGCTGGATACAGTTGCTTATGTAGGAGATATTCTATCTTTCTATGTAGATTATTCAGCAAACGAGGCTTTTCTTGATTCCGCAATAGAATATAATAACGTAATCAGATTAGCAAAGCAACTCGGATATAAATATAATGGCATACCAGTATCAAGTGGAGAAGTTACTTTATATCTTCTTGTTCCATCTGTAACATCTGGCACAGGACCTGATTTAAACTACGCTCCTATCCTAAAAAGAGGCACAAAATTTACATCAGAAGGTGGAACAACATTTACTTTAAATGAAGATGTTGATTTTTCAAACCAAAATAATGAAGTAGTAGTCGCTGAAGTTGACTCTTCAACTGGTGTCCCAACAAGATATGCGATAAAAACATATGGTCAGATTATTTCTGGAGATATAGCAGTAGAATTTGTTGACGTTGGAGAATATCAAAGGTTTCCAAAGTTTCAACTTGCTGGAAATAATATTTCAGAAATCATTTCCGTAATTGATAATGAAGGTAATGAATATTATGAAGTAGATTATTTAAGCCAAGATGTTATTTACAGACCAATAGTAAATAACTCAAGCGATAAAAATCAAGTTCCATTTATTATGCAACCATATGGTGTTCCAAGAAGATTTATTTCTGAGACTATTGGTGGAGTAACAACTATTCAGTTTGGATATGGCTCTGAAACAAACTTAACTAATGAAAAAATCTCTGATCCAAGCAAAGTTGTATTAAGTGTTCACGGTAGAGGATATGTCACAGATCAAAGTTTTGACCCAACCAATCTGATAGAAACAGACACATTAGGTGTTGCTCCATCAAATACAACTCTTCAAGTTATTTACAGGGTTAATGGGCAAAATAACGTAAACTTGGCAACAAACTCATTGGCATCTGCTTCTGACACTCAATACGATTTTGGTAATGTTAATGAACTTGATTCGGATAAAGTTAGAAATGTTGTTTCTTCATTGGAGTTTGAAAACGAAAAGCCAATCGTCGGAAACATCAGTGTTCCAAACTCTGAAGAGATTAAATATAGAGCATACGGAAACTACGCATCTCAAAATAGGGCAGTAACAAAAGAAGATTATGTATCAATGATCTACAATATGCCTCCAAAGTTTGGAGCAGTTAAAAGAGCAAACATTGCCCAAGACTTAAACTCATTTAAAAGAAATATTAATTTATATGTTGTATCAGAAGATGTCAACGGATTTTTAACACAATCAACCGATACTTTAAAAAAGAACTTAAAGACTTGGATTACAAACTATAAAATGTTAAACGACACTATTGACATTATGGACGCAAAAATAGTCAATGTTGGTGTTGAATTTGATGTTGTAGCCGATTCAGATACGAATAAGTTTAAAGTTCTTTCTGATGCAACAGAGGCTATCATACAACGAATGACATCAACAAAGTTTAATATATCTGAACCAATAAGATACGGAGATATATTTCAAGCCCTTAAGGAAGTAGATGGTTTGCTAGATGTTGTCAAGATAAAAGTAGTGAGAAAATATGGCTCTTTGTATTCATCCGTAGATTTTGATTTGGATAGATATACAACAGCAGATGGAAGAATGATATTGGCTCCAGAAGATGTTATTTTTGAAATCAAGTTTCCAGATACGGATATAAGAGGAACTGTTAAGTAATGGCTATTAAAAGATATATCGCTACTTCTGATAACACAATCACAGATGCATTTGAAGCAAATCTTGTCACAAGAGGAACAGGCTCCAATATGGGTGCTTCCGATGTATTGGAAGCGTTTTATATCTACGGTCAAGTGTCTTCATCAGCAGGAGTTGATACTGAAAAATCAAGGATTTTAGTTCAGTTTGATACAGATTCTATTAACAATGATAGAACAAGAGGCTTAATTCCGGCAAGTGGAAATGTATCTTGGTATTTAAATATGTATAATGCTCCTCACGCATTTACTCTTCCTAAAAACTTTACAATGTCTATCTTGGCTGTGTCATCTTCTTGGCAAGAGGGCGTAGGCTTAGATATGGAAAACTATTCTGATTTAACATATCAGAGCACAGGATCAAACTGGGTAAGAAGAGGGGCTGCTGGTGACGGATATACAACTTGGACCAGTGAGGGTGGAGACTTTTTGGAAATCTCTCAAATGGTTAGCGCAAGTGGGTTCCCATCCTACACTGCTTCTTTTGTAGATGGAACAGAAAACGTTTCAGTTGATGTTAGTGATTTAGTAGAAAAGTGGCTTGAAGGGGCAACTACCAATTATGGATTTGCTTTATTAATGTCTGGAGGATATGAGTCTGGACCAAAATCAAACTATACTAAAAAGTTCTTCGCAAGATCAAGCGAATATTTCTATCTTAGACCAAACTTAGAAGCAAGATGGGATTCTTCCCAGAAAGATGACACTGGCAACTTTTATCAAAGCAGTTCATTGGCAACTGGAGAAGATAACTTAAATAAGATTTATCTTTACAACTATGTCAAAGGACAGTTGAAGAGTATACCGGATAACTCTATTCATACAGATACGAATACTATCAATGTTAGTTTATATTCAAACTCTGCTGGTAATGTTTATGATAAACTTTCTTTACCAGTTGGTGGAGATGTTGTAGCAGATGGAGATGTTAATGTAACTGGTGGTATTGCCATAGGACCTGCTGGGGCAATGGCAGGTGTATACACAGCATCATTTGCTATGTCTCATTCGTTGTCTGATGTATACGCAGTTTGGCACTATGAAGATCTTATAGCGTATCACACGAGTTCTGCTATAGAAGTCTTATCACTACAAGCATCTTCACATAACCCAGACCCAGATTATGTAACTAATGTTGATAATCTTAAGCCTTCATATTCAAGAAAAGAAAAGGCAAGATTTAGATTATTCATAAGACAGAAAAACTGGAATCCAAATATTTATACAGTCGCACAGGCAGAACTTCCAACAGAGACTGTTGAGGATGCTTATTATAGCGTATATCGCATAAGTGATGATTATGTAGTAATTCCATATGGAACTGGTTCATCAGTTTCACCACAATCATCTGGAACACCAGCATCTTACACAAGGTTGTCATATGATGTTTCTGGTAACTACTTTGATTTTGATATGAGTTTGTTACAGTCTGGATATGAATATGGAGTTAGATTTGCGTATTATTTGAATAACTCTTATAAAGAGCAAGAAGAAGTTTTTAAGTTTAGGGTTGAGGAATAATGGTAAGACGATCTGATAAAAAAGGCATTGGTAATCTTTTTAAAAAAGGAACCACAGGCTATAGAGCAACAAAAACAAACAAGGTTTTACCTTCGTCCAGTATGTCCGAAGTCGGTAGAGAGATTGAATCTCCCGGTTATGTTAGATCTTTTCTTAAAGATAAAGATAGATTTGTTCCAAATGTAGATTATACCAACCCAGCAAACTTCGCAAGATTTGGATCAGCAAGAGAATATTATACAAAAGCAATAGAAAATATTTATAGATTTTATCCATACGACGGATCTCAAAAAGAAAAGTTGGATTGGCACAACTCTGCTTCATATTTTGACAACTATATTTTTGAAAATGAATATCCAAGAACAAACGGATATATTGAAATCGGTCACGCTTGGGGATCTACATCCGCAACAGTAGATGGAACTGCTTTTGGTGACGTTGTATATAAGAAATCATCAGCACCACAATATATTAGTATTAAAGGTGGTCCCAACGGTCCCGCTATTCCAGCATATGCTTCTGGATCTGGCTATGAAAAGCCTATAAGTTATAAGTTCAAAGAACAAAAGGCTAATATATA